ACCCCATGTGATAGTGTAAATGCAGTAGTAGAACCATCACCTGAGAATACTGAAGCTGCCTTTGATGCTACAAATCTATTTGCTGCTGTATTTCCTATGTATGGCATACCATCTCCTATGTACTAATAGCATCTACAACAGATACCCAAACATCTGCTGAACTTGCTACACTTGACTTTACTTTTAAGGCATCACCTGAAACCATTACAATCTTAGCACCACCATCTAATATTTGCAGACTACCACCTACTGGTATTGGTGCATCTTTAACTATATGTATATCTTGAGAGCCATCATTGATGTAAACTTCTACTGTAATCTGTGCTGTATGCACATTAGCTACTGTTATTCCAACTATGGCATCATCTGAGTTTGCTGTCCTTAGTGTCGAAGCACTCGTTCCTACACCATTAGCTGTATTTCTTTCAAAATCTTGTGCCATTTACTTCTCCTTTACAATGCTATTGCCATTGCAGTAGCAAATCCTTTTGTTGCTTTAGCTGATATTGTTGCAATGTTTGATGCCACTGTATTAACATCAGATATATTATTTGCAACTGTTGTTACATTACTTGCAACTCCTGCTACTGTAGTCACATTACTACTAATTCCTGCAACTGTTGTTACATTACTCGAAATACCTGCGACTGTTGTAACATTACTAGATACACCTGCAACTGTAGCAATATTTCCTACTACACCACTAGCACCTAATGTTGCCATATTTGTGACATTATCTGATGTAGCTAGGATATTAAGATCAGTTACAATATCGCTAGTAGCTAGAGTATTTAAGTCTGAAACTATATCACTTGTAGCTAGTGTATTCATATCAGCAATAACATCAGTATCAGCAAGTAAAGCCATATCTGCAATCACATCAGTAGTAGCCAACAAAGCCATATCAGCTATAACATCTGATGCCGCCAAAGCTGTAATCTCAGATGCTTTACCTGCTACTGTAGTTACATTGCTAGATATTCCTGCTACTGTTGTGACGTTGCTACTGATACCTGCCACTGTAGTAACATTGGCACTTATACCTGCTACTGTATTTATGTTTGCAGTAATAGCAGACAAGCTATTTACATTAGCTATTGTTGGTCCTGCTTCAGCCGCACCAGTGGTAGCATTAAATCCTAATACAGTACCAAGTCTTGCAGACTTTAAAGGCAACTCTAAACTTACAGCATCATCTGAGTCTTGTAATCTAATTGCTCTATTAGCTGAGTCATTAAAATCAGATTGTATAGCTGTAATAGTATCTAATTCTGTATTGAGTTTTGATATTTCAAAAGCACCTGAACTTGGGAAGTCCGTTGTCCGTGACAAAGGCACTGCCCTTGTGATAACTACAGTACTGCCACCAGTAGCACCAGTAACAGAAGTTGTTACAGTTCCAGTAGAACCATCACCACCAGTGACAGTGTACAAAGTTGTATTACTTGTACTTGCATCAAAGGTACGTTCAGTGTTATCAACAAATACATTTAGATCTGTTGACTTAGTAAAGAATACAAAAGGTACAGCAAAAGATGTCTGTGTCACACCTTGAGATACTGTGTAACTAATTCTTGGTGTATTTGCACTTAAAGCTATAGTCATATCTTACCTTTACTAGTTTTTGCTACAAATGTCCATCAATATCTAAATTTCTCTTTTTCATTTGCTAAAGATCTAAAGTCATCATCAAGACTTAATAACTGCAATACTGGTAAATTATATGATAAAGTTTTCATACCTTCTTCAGTCCTGTCATTAAGTAAATCATTAGCACCAACAACCCATTCTCTTATCATAGAAGGACTTGCACCTGCAAAACCAAATGCTGTATCCCAACCATCAGCTTTATACCTTCCTTTTAACCAAGAATCATCAGGATCATGAATGCCACTAGCAACTGCCACATTTAAAGCATGATAAAATAAATCACCATACAATGCAGTAACACCTGAATGATCTACAACTCTCATTAATAATTCAGGATAATCTTTATTTTCAAACCACCAATCAGGCTTCTTAAGTGATAGTGTAACATAACTCATAGCCATAAGCGATATTGCACCTGCTAATCTATTTTGTTTAGCAGGATCTATTAATGCACCAAGCACTCTTGAATGTGCCGCAAATGCAAAGTTATAAAATTGAAATGGCATTGCCATTGTACCTGACTCTAATCTTGCTACTGGAAAAGCATATGTGCCATCTGCTCGTTTACCTACTGATGCTCTTGGATCTGGCTCTATACCCATTGCTTTCATATATGGTCGCCATTTCTTATAAACAAATCCGTCCATCATAGTTGGTCTATCAAAAGCTGTAGCATGAATAATAGTATTTCTTGATGCGGTATTAAAATATGTTATTACTTTTGACTTTAATTCTCTTGCCGCTTTTGATGAAGTATCCCAACCACCTATATTTAATAATGGCATACCAGTATCAGTTTCTTGCCATGCACCTTTTGTAAGAATATCTTTAGCTAACTTTTCATCAATGCCATATCTTGCAAGTTCAATAACATCAAACTCATTCTTTCCATAGTTCTTTAGTTGCTCATAAAACTTTGGAACTCGTATAGCCGCATCAACTAATTTCCCAATAGAAGTTATAGGTGCTAAACCATTTGCTTTATAAAACCAATTCTCTGCTTGTTCCAATCCCTTCTCAACTCTGCCAACTTGTACTGGTCTTAGATTATCATGTAACATTCTATGATGTGCAGTAGGTCTAATCATCTCTAATGCTTCACCCATGTGCATAAGATCTCTAGCATTCATCTTCATCTTATCAAAGTTACCATCAAAAGCCTGAACAACACCCCTGAATACTTTACCGAAGCCATGTTCAAATATAGGCATAGCAATAGTTTCAGTAAATGATGATATACCTGCACCATATAAGTATGTCATACCACCAACTCTTTTAATATTTCTAGTAAATGCAGTATCCCATCTATGAGGCTCTCTTGTCATTTGACCTGCAACTCTTTCAAAGTCTGCAAGAAAATCAGATTTAATTTCAGCTATTTGTTTGTCAGTATATTTGTCAGCTTTCATTCTAACTTCCATACCTTTGATAAGACTGCCAATATCTTCATCACCAAAACGTCTAGCAAATTCAATACGAAACCCC